CTTTTCGCGAGCCGAGTAAGAGAATCACGAAGAAGAATAAGAGTGCGCAGACGGGCGAGGCTCTTAATACGGTCATAAACTGGAAGAACACTACGAATAACGCATACGACGGAGAGAAGCTTCATCTCATGTACTTGGATGAGGCTGGTAAGTGGGAGAAGCCTACAGATATTCGGGATGCATGGAGAATCCAGCGCACCTGTCTTATCGTGGGTAGAAAGATCGTGGGGAAGGCCTTGGTCGGGTCCACCGTCAATCCTATGGACAAAGGCGGTAGAGAGTACAAAGAGCTTTGGAGAGATTCGGATCCCTCCGAAAGGAACGCCAACGGAAGAACCATATCGGGACTGTACCGACTCTTTATCCCAGCTCACAAATCCCTCGAAGGGTTTTTTGATGTGTTTGGAAATGCCGTGTCTTATGATCCGCCATCAGCAGTAGAGGGGTTGGATGGTGAGGACATTGTCATTGGTGCTAAAACATATCTCAAAAACGAGAGGGAAAGCCTCAAGGGAGATCCATCTGAGTTAAATGAGGTAACTAGGCAGTTTCCATTTACCACCGACGAGGCCTTCAGGGACAGTATCGAGGGAAGTGTATTTAACATCGGGAAGATTTACGAGCAGGTACAGTACAATGACGACCTCTTTCCAAATCCTGTTGTTCGTGGAAATTTCGTATGGAAGGACGGTGTTCAGGATGGCAGGGTTGTTTTTTCTCCAGATGCCAAGGGTAGGTTTAGGGTTTCTTGGATGCCACCCAAAGACATGAGAAACGTATCTCTAACAGATCGAGGCAAGCGTATTCCACCTAATGCAGAGCTGGGGGTAGGCGGGGTTGACTCCTACGACCTTGACGCCACCGTCGATGGACGGGGGTCGAAAGGAGCGCTACACCTGTACAACAAGTTTCACATGGAGCATCCATCGAACATGTTTGTACTGGAGTATGCGTCCCGTCCGCCTTTGGCTAAAATTTTTTACGAGGATTGCCTTATGGCCGCTTTTTTCTACGGTTACCCACTGTTGATTGAGAACAACAAGTACGGTATTGCAAGATACTTTGAATCAAGGGGTTACGATGGTTATTTAATGGATAGACCATCCCATTTATCATCTGGGTCCTCTACCATAAAGGTCAAGACCAAGGGCATCCCATCAAACTCTCAGGATGTAATTCAGTCTCATGCTCATGCGATTGAAGGATATGTTCATGATCATGTTGGGATCAACAGAGAAACTGGCGACTACGGCAACATGTATTTTAACAGAACGCTAGAGGACTGGATTGGTTTTCAGATAGACAACAGAACCAAGTTTGACCTTACAATCTCCTCTGGACTCGCTCTACTTGCTGCGCAAAAAGTCAAATCAAAGCCAAAGAAAGACTTCTCTGAAGCCAAATTCTTTAGGCGTTATAAGCCCATAGGATGATTTGTTATATTTGCACTATAATCGGGATAAATGTACAGCAACTCTAAGGCCAACAAATCTTTCCCTGATCCTCTACTTCCTGCTGAGAAAAAAGCGGATAAGAGGTATGGGATGAAATACGCTAAGGCTATCGAGGCCCAGTGGAGGGGTTCATCCGATAAGAACTCGCTCCAGAAGCGTAGAAGAAAGATATTTCAAAGAAACAGAAAGTACTCTCTCGGCATTCAGGACACCTCCATCTACAAGAGGCTGTTGAACAATGTCGACCCCAACTCAGGAGACGGCAGCTTGATGAATCTGGATTACACTCCAGTACCGATTCTGCCCAAGTTTGTTCGCATCGTAGTTAACAAGATTCTTTCTAAGAATCCATATCCCAACCTTGAGGCTATTGATCCGTTCTCTTCTTCGGAAAAAAACAACGAAAAGCGTAGGATCAAAAATCAGGTAGAGCTTAGAGATGAGCTTAAGAAGCTTAAGGAAGCCACAGGGGGTCTTATTTTGGGCGATGATCCAGACAAGCTTCCTGAGACTATGGAGGAGGCTGAAATCTACCTCGACAGCAACGTCAAGACTGACGGTGAAATCTCTGCTCAGATTGCAACGAATCTTACGCTTTCCTGGAACAACTTTAATGACGGCATATTCAGACGTTGCGTTAATGACATGGTTGCCCTTGGTATGTCTGTTATTAAGAGATCTAACGATCCAAACATAGGTATTCGTGTTGAATATGTAGATCCAGAGAAGTTTGTGCATAGCTACACAGAGGATCCTTCGTTTGACGACCTTGTATACGCTGGCCATATTAAGACCATTACGATCTCTGAGCTTAAACGCATGGCTGGGGATCAGTTGTCTGAGGAGGATTACCAGAAGATTTCTCAGAAATCAAAGGGTACTGGAGTAAGCGGTAATGCTACGCAGTACGATGACCTTGGTGACAGAACAATGTACGAATACGACGAGTACACGATCGACATCCTTGAGTTTGAGTTTCTGAGCGTTGATACCATGTTCTTCGAGGAGAAGGAGAACAAGTTTGGAAATAGTAACTTCTACTACCAGGGCTTCTCTCAAAAGGTCGGGAAGGACAGCGTGTTTGAGGCCTCCCCAGAGAAGCTTCAGATTGAGTGCATTTACGGTGGCATCTATATCATGGGGACTGATCACTTGATCAACTATGGTAAGCAGTCCAATATGCCTAGAAACATTCACGATCTGTCTAGAGCAAAGCTTTCATATTCTGTGGTGTCTACGAACATCAACAGAATGATGCCTAAGTCGATGGTTGATAGCTGCGTTGGTTTTGCCGACATGCTCCAGCTTACACATCTTAAGATTCAGCAGGCTATCGCCAAGGCAAAGCCTGATGGACTTATCATCGACATCGAGGGGTTGGAAAATGTGCAGCTCGGAAAGGGCGGAGAACTCCAGCCGCTGGACCTTCACGATATCTACGAGCAGACTGGTGTATTCTATTACAGAAGTAAGAATCCAGATGGCACTGGTCAAGCACCTCCTATCAGAGAGATTGGTAATGCGATCAGGAACATCAACGAGCTTATCGCTCTTTACAACCACTACCTGAGACTCATTAGAGATACTACGGGTATCAATGAGGCTATGGATGCGTCTTCACCGAAAGGTGATGCGCTGGTCGGTGTTAGACAGCAGGCTATCGCTGCAGGAAACAATGCCATATATGACATTACGAATGCGTCGATGATCCTTTACAAAAAGGTGTGCAGCGATATCGTTAAGTGCCTTCAGATTATCCCTGAGGGGTCTGTTATCTCTAAAGCCTATGAGAACGCTATTGGAAAGGAGAACATGACAGCCTTGACATCGTTCAAGGATCTGCCAATGTTCAACTTCGGTGTTCAGGTGGTAAAGGAGATGGAGACAGAGGATAAGCAGTACCTGGAGCAAAGCATTCAGGTTGCGCTCGGCCAGAAAGAGATTGACCTTGAGGACGCCCTGATTGTGAGGAACATGAAGGATGTGAATCAGGCAGAAAGGCTTCTTATGGTAAAGCGCAAGAATCGACAGAAGCAGCAGGCTCAGGTCGCTCAGCAAAATTCTCAGCAACAGGCTCAGGTTGCCCAGCAAGCAGCTCAAGCTGCGGCACAGGCTAAGCAGCAGGAGCTTCAGACAGAGGCTCAGCTTGAGATGCAAAAGATTCAGGCCAAGACTCAGTCGGAGATGGAGCTTGAGAAACTTAAGCATGAGCACAGAAGAGAGATTGAGATGATTAGGGCGCAGGCCACGCTTGGATTTAGAACTGAGGATCAGGAGTTTAGAGAGAAGCTTGAGACCATGAAGGAGGAGGGTAAGGTATCCCGCGTTGATCAGCAGGCCTCTCTTACCAGCAAGCTCATCGCTCAGCGTCAAGGACAGGGTGGCCAGTTCGAAGAAATGGATGAAAACATTGAAAACAATCTGTAATGAGCCAGGTGAATTTTGACGTAGCGCAGACCTTAGATATTATCTGCGTAAAAGGAGACACATTCTCTTTAGATCTAACCCTTAAGGATTCGTCTGGTACGGCGATCGACATTACCAACTACGTGTTCTACACGCAGGTCTTTGATGGATCAAAGCTTCTTATTTCTACGACGGACTCAAAGGACAGTGGGCTTCAAAGAGTTTCTGACGGGAACATCGTTGTGACCAAAAACGCTGATCAAACAACAAACACTGGGAAGTTCAACATCTCAATAACCTCCGCCGTAATGTCAAACATCTCTGCGGGTGGCTATATATATGAGATTCAAATGAGCACCACTGGTGACGTCACTGGTGTGGACACTACAATTTTGAAGGGGGCGTTTGTAGTTAATCAAGACCTGGCACAACCGAGGAGGTAATGTCTGTTGTTGACGTCACAGCCCCTACGAGCTACCAAATTACCGTATCCGCACCTTCACTATATTTGTTGACGGAAACAAGTCCAACAACATACGTGATAACCAGGCCGTAATGCAGCTCGTCAAAGAAAACAAGAAGGGGAGAAAGGGAAAAATGCCCAAGAAGTTTTCTGTCAAGAGTGGGGACAAGTCTCCATCTGGCGGATTGACGGCAAAGGGAGTTAGAAGGTATAGGGCTGCAAACCCTGGCAGCAAGCTTAAAACTGCTGTCACTGGTAAGGTCAAAAAAGGTAGCAAGGCAGCCAAGAGACGCAAGTCTTTCTGCTCACGCATGTGCGGTATGAAGAAGAGGCTGACCAGCTCCAAGACCGCAAGAAACCCGAACTCGCGCATCAACAAGGCGTTGCGTAAATGGAAATGTCGCTGCTAAAAAAAAAATAATGCCACAAGGAAAAGGTACATACGGAAATCAAGTAGGAAGACCCCCAAAAGCCAAAGATGGCATGAGGGTTCTTAAGAAAGGATCAAAAGCTCCAAAGCTTGACATTTTGAACAAATCAGTTATGGTAGATCCCCCAAAGGGATTTCACTGGATGGAAGAGAATGGCAGATACTATCTTATGAAAGGTGATTACAAGCCACATCCAGGTGCAGTTAAACAGGCTAAGTTTAAGCAGGCTAATCACCCCAAATCGTGAAGGTTTATAAGAAAGGCGGTAAGTCTAAGAAGAAGGGAAAGAGAGACGCCTGTTACCACAAGGTGAGATCTAGATATAGTGTGTGGCCATCGGCCTACGCTTCTGGCGCTCTTGTGCGCTGTAGAAAGGTGGGGGCTGCAAACTGGGGCAACAAGTCCAAGAAGAAGTAATGGCTAAGGAGGGTCTCAGAAAATGGTTTGGCAGAAACCAGGGCAGGGGCTGGGCTGACTGCAAGGCGTCAAAGCGTGCAGGTAAGTTTGTGCCATGCGGAAGAAAGAAGGCCAGCAAAAGTAGAGGCACTGGATACCCTGCATGTAGACCCACTGTCGCTCAGTGCAATAGCGCTGCCTCAAAGAAGACAAGCTCTAAGCGCATCTCATGGAAGGGCAAGAAGAAGGCTACCCCAGGTATGCGATTAGTGAAGTCCAAATAATACCTATATTTGCACAAACTAACAAATCAAAATGGCTACAACTACTGTAACTCTTAGCATTTCCAGCGGTGATTTGACTGGCGACGCCCTTGCGCTCTCGTCTACGACCAATATCAACAAGGCTGGAACAACCACTGGTCTTGACCAAACGACTGGTGTCGCACGTAAATTCTTTGCATCTGCTCAGGCTAATACAACTCTGATCGCTGCTGCGGATTACACTGCGGGTAAGGCTCACAAGGTCTACATCAAGAACATTTCCACCAGCCCCTCTGAGTTCGTTAAGGTTGAACTCGGATCGAGCAACCTTTCTCTTGGTTTTCTCTACGGTGGAGACTTCATGTTTATCCCTTATGACGGCGAGAACGATATCGACATTGATACGTCTGCCGTTAACATGACCGTCGAGTACCTCGTTATCTACGAAGCGTAATGGCGCTGGTTAGAGTCAGCTTGGCTTTGTCCAGCTCGGACGTGCTTTCGTCTCCACTAAGTTTGGGGGTGGATGCAGGCCTTGTCGTTGACTCTGGTAACCTAATCAGAGCCAAGGTCAAGGGTACCGCAGCTGATACAAACGATTTGGCGATCTATATCGCAAATCAATGTACAGAAAGAGCTTACCTGTACATCAAAAACATGGAGCGTGAGCTTGAGAACTACATCTACATTCACAACGACACTGACACTGGTCTCGTAGCCAAGATCGGTGGTGGTGAGTTTGCATTTATCCCAATATCGCCCGACAAGAAGTATGAGGTGTACGGTACAAAGGTGAACAGCTTGATTGAATACGGTGTGTTCGGTAACGATGATTCAGACAACCCATACGGAGGTTCATAATAACTAAGACATGGCAACATTAGCAAATCAGGGGATGTCCTCTCAAATGGCCTTCGGTCAGCACGGAAGTGCATACATAGACACTGCTACGGCACTAACTCCTCCATCTGGAAAGGTGATTGTCGCAATCCAGTTTCTTGCCGATAACACCCCCACGGGGCTTGTTGCGGAGGACCCCAAGACGATATTTAATACTGCGGAGGCGGCTCATAACGAATCTACAGCAACTTCAGTAGAGGGCACTGGGGGCCTTATTCTCGCTTCACAGGTCTTTCCAAAGGGATTGACAATCTACGGCAGATGGACATCATTTACTCCGTCCGCCGCTGGTTGCATCGTCTACTTTGGTCCAGCCAAGTAATTAATAAAAACAATTTAATACAATGGAAGAGCAGGGAAACACAACTGCTGGCTTCGAGGTGTTTGACACACCAGAGGCCATGATGGAGGCTGAGGCCCCACAACAACAAGAAGAACAATCATTTGACCAAGCACCAGCTCCAATGGAGGAGCCGCAAGGTCAAGAACAACCGCCTCAGGAATCAGCATACGTTGACCCCGAGGCACCATCACAGCCTGAATTTACTGAGACTCAGTTGGATGATATGACCCTTATGTACCTGAGCGAAAAGCTCGGTAGACAGGTGACGTCATTCGATGAGTTTAATCAGGTTCAGGAGCAGCAGCAGGTTCTCGACGAAAGAGTCGATGCGATCTCTCGGTTTGTACAGGAGACAGGGCGTTCTCCTCAAGATTGGTTTGCGTATCAGTCGCTCGATCCACAGAATATGGACGACTCTACGGCTGTGCGCGTCAAGCTTGCTACCGACTACCCAGATCTCTCGTCTCAGGAGGTGAACATGCTGATGAAGAGCAAGTATGGTGTTGATAACGACCTCGCAACAGAGGAAGAGATCAATATCGCACGGCTCAATCTTAAAATCGCGGCACAGGAGGCCCGTCAAGACATTGCCACCATCAGGGAGGAATACTTGGCACCCGATGTGTCTCAAGGTCAGGAGTCATTTGTCAATGACGATTGGATTAACAACATGTCCCAGGAGGTGGATGCACTGCAGGCTCTAGAGTTTGATGTCGCAGACGGCAAAACCTTCCAGTTCGCGTTGGATCAATCCTATCTGTCAGAGTTGAAGGACAAGCAGGCCAACCTCGATTCCTTTTTCGATCGCTTCGTTGATGACGATGGGAACTGGAATCACGATGAGCTTTCGTCAATGTTCGCTGTGCGTGACAACATTGATCGTATCGTGTCCTCGGCCTACCGCCAGGGCATGAGCGATGGTCAGCGCAACGTCGTGTCGCAAGCCGCAAACATTTCAACCGCATCCCCTAATACACAGGGTATGCCACAACAAGAGAATCCTCTCGGCGCACAGGTCAAAAATATCCTGCGCGGTGGGGGCGGCTTCTCGTTTGGTAACATCTAATACTAAGAAAAAATGGCTGATCTCGGATCAACTCCCAGTACTTACAGCACTACCTCAGTGTCTGACAAGACTGTGAAAAATACTTTGCTGTCTAGAGGCTTTAAAATTACGCCCGACAGCTACACTACTATCGACGAGCTTATCAAGGCGACCCGCGAGGACGTCATGCCTGAGCTTATTCAAATCTATGGTGACCAAGGCTTGACGGGCTTCTTGAAGCTCACTGGCGCTGTAAACAGCGGTGGCTCTTCTGACCAGATTGACTGGTGGGAAGCTGGCCGTCGTCACAGAGCATACAGTGGCATTGCATTGGGTACCCCAGGCGGCGCTGCAAGCTTGACGGTTTCTGACGCTACATTTATTGCCGACGTTCAAAAGAACGACGTCGTGATGGACGCGGAGACTGGTGTTCGTTTCATCGTTCAGGATGGTGGTGCTGGAGCAGGTACGCCTGCGACCAATGTCACGCTGGTGAAGATGGATAACACCGCCATCGCGAATGCTGACGTTACTGCTTCTAACGCTACGCTGCTGGTTATCGGTAACATCTACGCACAGGGCACGAACCAGCCTACTGGTTTCACTGACCCAGGCATGAAGCGTTACACCAACCCATACATGATCGTCAAGGATCGCTACGAGGTCAACGGATCTCAAGCTACCAATGTCGGTTACGTAAACTTGGGCGGTGGTGACTACCGCTGGTTCATGTACGGTGAGAAAGAGGCTCGTGCGCGTTTCGAGGACAAGCGTGAATTGATGATGCTCTTCGGAGAAAAGAGATCTGGTTCCGCTGGTACAGCTTTGGACAACGCTATGGCTGGCTCTGAGGGTTACTTCTCAGCCATCGAGGACAGAGGTATCGTCGTTCAGAACGCATCTTCTAACCCACTCGACAGCTTCTCTGAGTTCGACGACATCATCTTGGAGTTGGATAAGCAGGGCGCTCCTTCTGAGTACGCAATGTACGTAAACAGAAAGCAGGACCTCGCTATCGACGACATGTTGGCTGCAGGTATCGCTACTGGTGTGACTGCTGGTCTCCCAGGTCAGTTCGGTGCCTTCCAGAACAACGCAGATATGGCTGTCCAGCTCGGATTTAAGAGCTTTACTCGCGGTGGCTACACCTTCCACAAGCACGACTGGAGATTGTTGAACGATCCAACGATGTTGGGTGCTGCAACTAACAACTTCATCCAGGGCGCTATGGTTCCATTGAGAACGGTCAATGACGCAAGAAGCGGTGCTTCTGTGCCAGCCCTCTCTATGTACTACAAGGAGGCTAATGGCTACTCTCGTGAGATGGAGCACTGGGTGTCTGGCGGTGGCGTGTTGGGTCACACCAACAACGGTGACGCTGGTACGGACCAGGCTGTATTCCACTACAGATCAGAAATTGCTCTCTGCGTTCGCGCTGCAAACCAGCACGTAATGATCAAGGGGTAATAGTCCATTGTTTAACTATTAAAACCTAGATCATTATGGCAAAGTACAGACACAAAGAATCTGGCTCTCTTGTTGTATCAAGAAAAGTCAGAATTTCTGAAGCATTCGCAAACGGCGAAACCACAAATTTTGAAATTGAACAACCAAAAGACACTGTTATTGACAGCGTTATTGTTCGAACGGTTGGAACTGTAACCATGGCAAGCGCCGTGGACATTACTTTTAGCCTTGGAACAAACTCTAACTTTGACGGCGAGGAGGTTGTTGCTGACGTTCTTTATCTTGATGGTTCCGATAACCAAAGCGTTTTGGCTGGAACAGCTCTAACTGCTACTATTGTAGACGGCGTTAATACAGACGCCTTTGGTACTTTTGGCAATCCAGCATCTATTGTAACTGACGAAAGAACTCTTTACGGCAAGTTTGTCGTTGGCGCTGCCAACGTAAGCGGAGGTAACGAGGTTGAAGTTCACGTTGCTTTTAGACACTTCTAATGCGAATGGGGCTTCGGCCCCCTTTGCTTTCTCTTTTTTAAAACACGAAAACAAAAATTATTATGGGACATATTGATGAAATGTTGGTCTCAAAAGCCGAAGTTGCAAAG